TTTCAACGTGTTTAAGATACTCAGAACCCCGATCAGCAACATCAAGAATAGAAGAGGATCTTCGTTTGTACTTCTCAGGATTTCTGCAAAACTCTTCATACGTTGGGAACCCAGCAGCATCTAAATCAATTCCATGAACTTGTTTTATCTCTCGAAACATCTCGACTGATTCTTTAGAGCGCATTTGAAGCCTCCACATCTTTTTTCCCGTTTGAACTAATCGACGACTTTGATGGAGCCGGCGGAACGGCAGGAGGTTTTGTCAACGGCTGCATTTTAGGGATCGGGCCTTCTTCTTCAACGGCCTCTTTTGTCTTGTCGTAATTGTACTCGGTGATCTGTAGTTCTTGAGCGGCAATGATAGCGGCAGTTTTCTTGTCGATCCATTGCTGCGCTTCTGCAAGAGCCAAGTCTGTAAGTTTTGCCGAGCGATCCTGCACAACCAATTCAGGAAATGTGACTTCAATCTCTGCGTCCTTCAAACCAAACCGTTCAAATAATCTTTTCGCCAACTTCTTCATCATGCGTTCGTACAAGAGCTGACGCTTCTCCAACATTTTTGTAACGGGTTCAGTTGCTACGAGAGCGGAGGCTTTTGTCTGGCCGCCTGAGAGATGAGTGTTCAAGTAGCTGATAGGAAATCCTGTGCCGGCTGCGATCATTGACAGACACCAATCAAATGCTTGCGATTGACCGCCCTTGCTTGCTCCCTGGTTGGAGAGATAATTTCTTTTTACTTTTGTCGAGTGAACAAATTCGCTGCCGGCCGGAGCAATTGTGCCGATTGCTTTTTGTTGGTCCATGTAATTGTTGATGTCATTCACAGATCCGTCGATCTCTGTGTCTATGGACCAAGCCGAGGCTTTCTGCATCCCAACGATTGAGTAGTTCACTGAATCCCGAAGGCGTTTCATATAGCCGAGAATTGGAAACAGTCCAGAGCGGCCGCGTTTCTCGTTAGAGACGCAGTTGATCTTCCAGTGATCGACTTGAGATGCGGGAATTTGTTGGAAAATGAATTTTGAGCTCGAAACCGATTGCCCACTCTTCTCGTCGCGGGAGTAAATTTGATATTGAGTTGGGGCCACCCATTGATAAGCAAGTACGCGGGTGATGTCTTCAGGGTAAGTGATGATCTCCCAAATAACTGAAGGATCTATCAGACGGATGCGTGGGAGAAGTCCTCTTGGAACTTCCTGTCCAGGCCGTAAGTTGTACGCAATTTTAGTTTCCATGTTGGGTAATTCCCAAAACATGACTTCGCCATAGATTTCAATTTCTAGAGCAACTGAGTCCATGAGATTGTAGAGATCGTTTGCTTCCTCGAAGGCTGCCCAAAGAGCCTGGGCGAGAGGATTTTTTGATGTGACATTCCAGCCACGGCCAAGAGTAAAATCCCTTTTCATGTTGACGATATGACGAGCAATCGGATCGTGATGATAGGCGTGAAATGCTGCCGAGTGCATTTTCAAATAGTCGTAGATGTAGAGCTGCTTATTGAACGGGCCGCCGAGCAACGGAATGTAATCCTTGCCAACGAGACCGCCGGAACCGCCGTCATCAAATTGGAAACTATCGAACGACTCACGAAATTTTGAGATTGGCTGAGATTTTTTTGAGAACTGCTCAAGGAACTCCGACTTCTTCATTTTCTTGAGAGTCATGTGGCCGTCTTTGGTGGCAACAAGAACACGGGCGTCGATGTCACACTTGTCATTTTCTTTGAGCATCTTGACCATTTCGGCGGTTGAATGGAGGCCGATAGCCTTTTCATCGAACGAGTCGCCGTAGCGTTTTTCAGGATCTAAATTGCCGGAGATGATTTCATGTCGTAGTGCTTTGTTCTCAAGAGTTGCTTCATCCTGCCGGAAATTATCGCTCATGTGTTGAGCCACCTTTCAAAATCCTTTTCGTTGGACTCTGGACGCTCGGGCATTTCCTCAACCATCGGTGCCAGAACACAGCGACAGTTAAAGTGAGCTGGCGGAACAATCGTTTGACACTCATCGTCTGCCCGGCTGGTCTTGAGTTTTTCTTCGATTTCCTGCGTTGTCAACCCGTCTCTCCACAAACAACAGTCGTCGGTTACTTTATCAACAATTGCCACCCAAACGTAGTCATTGATCCCATTCTCTTTTGCAGCATCTACTTGCCCTGATCGGACTTGGTAAACAAAGTCCTGAGTGATTTCCTTCTCTAATTCCCAAGCATACACGGTTTCTTCACCTTCGGTTGAGGCCACTGACTTAGGTCCACGCCAACTCGGGACGTATTCCTGCTTGTAGGCATCAACGATCTCCTCCCAGGTCTGATCGTCGATGTAGCCTTGGCTCAAGTCGGGTGGATCATCCGGTTTTGAGCTCTCTTTTAGTTTCGCCGCGGCTTTTACCACTTTTTTCCTGATCGATTTGGGTTTTGGAAGAACGCGGTTTACATGGGCCATCATTTGATCGCCTGGCATTTTCTTCAGAACGCATAGCTCCAACTGTTTGATAACTTTGGCAGATAAGGAATTGATTGCGTGTTGCACTCGGTCTTCGAGAGATCCGCCGGAGTAGGCTTGAGAGTTTTCAACGGTGTGAAGTTTGTCTCGTGTGAGTGAGTAGCGAGTTCGTTTGTTGATCGCCTGGGCAATTGCTTCTGCTTCGCCGATGTGAGCAAGTGCGTACGCATCTCGACGGAGTTTTTTTATCTGCGGCAGCACTTCAAACGAGAGGTGCATCAGAATGTGATCCATTTCGTTTTTTGTCTGAGCTATCACATTTTTTCCGATTGGACCGAATAGGCCGGCGGCTTTCAACTGCTCGTACTTGTATCGAAGCATTTGTTGGAGCTGCTGAACTTTGGCATCAACGAGTCTGGAGATTTCAATTTGGGTTTTCTTGTGAATGTCTTCAAGAAGTAAATCCCGTGCACGGGTAAACTTTGAGTAGCGGGTACTTCTCATCAGACTGTGCATTATTTTTTGTTCCCAAGTTTAAGGCCGGCTAACTCACCCATCGGAACTTTCAATGGTGTGACTTTAGTTGGTCTCTTCTTTGCTTGCTCTAGATTGATTTTGCCGACGATTTTGGAGACTTCTTTTTTTTCCGACATGACCGCAGTAGATACTGAAAATAAAAAAACCGCAAGGGGATTAGCCCTCACGGTTTAGTCATGGATGTTCTCGCCTTCAAAAAAACTCTAACGGATCAGAACACGAAGATCAATCGGTCGGTCGTCGAGTTGCTCCCCAACCATTTTGTAAATGTAATATCCAACTCCATCAGAAGAGTGAGTGATTGACGGATCTCGGGACTTCTCAAGCGCAAAAATCCCAGCAGTTGATTCTCTTATCGTCACACGTTCAAAATCCTTTACGAGTCTAGGACAACCGACTGGATCTATGGTCATGTTCACATCGCCCGTTGCCGATCGAAGGGTGAGGTTGACCATGTTCACGCGGTCGCGCACGAGAGGGTTCGACTCTGGAGTTCGGTTTTCAAACCGTATGCCATGCCGACGAAGGACTGTAGCAATGATGTCATAATCGGTTTTGCCGGCCGATGCTGTCGATCTGGATTTTCCTGAAGCATCTCCGACAATTACAATGCCTGGATCGTGGCCCTTCACTTTTTGTGCCAGCACTTCAGCAGCCTCCAAAGTGTTCGATTGTTCGAGAGCAATTTCGTCGAACCAATGGAAGGACTTGATCTTGTGTTGGCCGAGAGTCCAGCACATCGGGTTGACGTTGAAGTCCATGCCGACTGCGATTGGTAAATGTTTGGATAATTTTGATCCGATTGGAGCAAATGGATTTTGTGTCCGGAGATTTTCTGAGCTGAACGAGTAGTAGGCTTTTCCAGAAGTGAGGTCGACAAATTCGGCCATGACTTCCTGGCGGAATTGCTTCTCGTTCATGTTCTTCTTCATGTTCTCAATTTCCTTTAGGGAAATCAGAGGGTTGGCATTTGACGGCGCGTTCATAAAGAACCATTCGCCGGAAGAGTCACCCATTGCTTGAGACGCCAGGTCGTAGAATGAGTCGAAGCCGTTGGGCGTGGAAATGAAAGAGGCCCAGCCTTTGGTGGTCGCAAGCATCGGGCGAATGACCATCGGCCAAAGATTGCGGTCCTGCTCTCTCACCTCGTCAATAACGCAACCGTTCAAAGTCTCACCGCGAAGGGCCTCAAAGTTCTGGCCTCCCTTAAAGACAATCTGAGATTGGTTGATAAGTTTAACTCGCAGCTCCGATTGGTTTTTCTTAAGCATGATCTCCGAGACCGGCCAGAGCATCCCGACGAGACGGCGGTATTGAACCTTGGCTTGGTCGTGGGTTGGGGAAATGAACCAATTGGTAGATCCCGGGATTTCCCAGGCTTTTTTAACAATGTCGTTGAGAGATCCCGTGGACTTACCGGCCTGTCGTCCCCAGGCGCATACGCGGTACCGAGCACCGGATTGGTGGTATCTCAGTTGCGCGTCATGCGGCTGATAGAGCCTGAGTCGGTAAGTCGCTGTCCCCAATTACTTTTCTTCCTTTTTCTCATCAGCATCGGAGACCTCAAATTTACCGCCCCACTCTGCGACAAAGACCTTCTCATGCGAAGTGACCTCGGATACAGACTCGACGCGTTCAACATACCAGCCCTTCAATTTGGAATATAACGCACAGAAACCAAGGTTTGGCTTACGGGTTGGCAGCACTTTGACCTCTTTGGTGACGGGATCAAGCATCTCCATTGGGGCTCCCAGGGCCTCCCTGCGCACAGATCGCATAAAACTCATCTTATCTTTGAGGCGGCCCTTTTTAATGGCATCCGCGAAACGTCGCTCCAGTGTGTCAACAGAGCAATCTGAGAGGACTGCGATTTCCTCCATGGTAAAGCCCAGCGAGGCGAGGTTCTCCAGAGCTTCGGGATTAATTTTCTTCCGTGGTCTTGCCATGTTAGCGATTTCCTTTCGAGATTATTTTGTCGCTAGGACCTTTTGGTAAAAGTCGTGGACATCATCGGGTGAGTACAGTGAGAGCATCTGCGGGACCGGTAGAATAGGTTGGAGCATTCGTGCGACTTCAATGCACATATAGGCCCTATTATCCTCATAATTGTCCGGTTTAGTTCCTTTTAAGATCATTTCCCGGTATTTTTTTCGATCTTTGGCCTGAATTGCAAGCCTTATTGCACCAAAGTAGTCGTAGGGCAATTCGTCGAGTTTGGAGCAATTTTGCCAAACCATTTCTTCGTAAATTAGGTCGTGCATCGTATCAATTTTCCAGACGATTTGATTTTGTTCCATGAACTCAGAGTAGAAGGTCAGGTGACAACCTCGAGTCATGGTCGATTGAAAAATGATCTTCTCGTCGAACGAAATTGAGAAATGACTTGATAGGCCGTTCGTGACTTCCCGTATAAATTTGGATCCGAAATTGGCTTTTTTGGACCAGACGAGTGAGATCATTTCATTATCTTTTCTCTGTCGTAGTTAATTGCTATCCACACATCGTTATTTCCAACTGAGTGATAGACAAGTCTTAGAGTTAACCCTGCCGGGAGCTTTGCGGGATAGTTCGACTTTGGGGTTTCTTGTTGGGTTTGATCAGGATTTATAGCCCAATTCGTAACGTATTGAGCGACTAAATTTTGGCCGGCAAGAATCTGAAAATCAACGGTGTCACCTTGAGCAGCACCCTTTGCCAAAAGACCACCACCAGTAATCAACATATCATCTGTTATTGTCAGATCCAAATTCGTTACTTGTCCGGCAGCTGCTGTTCCAATAACACCCTTAGCATCTTTATTCAGTTTTGACTTTTCAAAGTCGTAAATGTTTTGTGGATCGTAGTCACTGTTCTGCATTATTCCTCCGTCCATTCTACGTAGATGTCAAAGCTGGAACCTGCTACCGCAACGGAGTTTAGATTTATTGCAAGAACCTGAGATGTACCTCTCAGCACTATCGCTTGGCCTGGTCTGTTTCCGAAATCCCATTCAACGTGCTCTGCACCTGCGGTTGTCGTAGTGGCAATAAACATTTTTGTAGTTCTCAGGGTTCCAACTGCTGTGCCCAGAGTTGGGTTTGCTGTGTACGAAAGAACTGTAGCAGATGCGGCTGCGTTATTTGAATCGTGAGGAACTGCGGTGGCTGCCGCACTTGTTCCACCTGTATTTGCTGTCGATCTTTTTATTAAAAGAGCATCCACACTACCGGCTGTTGTTCGTGTCGCATCAATTTCAATTTTTGTTACGCGAATAGTTTTTGAATTACTTCCTGTGATAGTAAAAATATCTGTTGGTGTTGCCGCGACTGCGAGGTTATTTATTACGGCTGAGTAAGTTTGCTTAACACCGTCAACTGGGGTAGCAGATACTCCGAGATTTCCGTTACCATCAGATTTAATTGCTTCTGTCAGACCTGAACTTAAAACGCCTTGAATTTGATTTCTAATTGGCTCACCGTTGAAGTCATCATCAATTTGAACTCGGTCGAGATTTGCGAAATACATGTAATCAATGGTGAAATTTGTATTTGTAACGGCGGCACTATTTGTAATAGCAGCAGCTATTGACAATCCATCATAAGGACCTGGCAAGTGAATTTGATGAATTGCTACGATCACACCGTCGATAGAAAGTGTAGCTTGGTTT